AGCCTATTGGCTGCTCACGGGAAGTACAAAGCAGAGTTCGAAGAGGCCTATTCGGCGGCTCAGAAGGCTGTCGATCCGGCTTTGAAGGCTCGGATGCAGGCTACCCGTGATCCTGGCGAAACCCTCATGCAGTGGCACCGCGAAAATAAGGTCAAGGCTGAAGTTGGCACTGACCCGAACGCGTGGCTCGAAAAGAAGCTGGAAGAGCGCCTGAAAGACCCGGCCTTCCTCGCGAAGGCAGTCGAACTGGCGCGCGGATCGGCTCAACCTCAACAGACCAACGGTCGTCCCCGAGTTGAACTGCCCCCCTCGCTGAACGGTGCAAGCCGTTCAAACGCAGCGCTGAAATCGGCCAACGACGACGCTGACGACAGTGCTCTCTTCGACCAAATCACCGGCTGATCTAACCAACATCCCGACGAAAGCACCCGCCTCACGGCGGGTTTTTTATTGGGCTGAGGGCAGTGAGGCCATCAACATACAGGAGTCGGCCAGATGGCCCTTACTGCCAATCATGTTAACAATGAAGTCATCAAATTCCGCAAAACGGCGGCAATCGACTTCCTCCGCAAGTCCCGCTTCGACCCCTTCATGGGGCCGGATTCGACCTCCGTCATCGTCCGTCTGAAGGATCTGGTTGGCGACGGCAAGGAAATCAACATTCCGCTCGTCACCCAGCTTTCCGGTGCTGGTGTCGGTGCCGGCGTCCTGCGCGGCAATGAAGAGCAGATCGACAGCTACGGCTTTCCGGTCTGGGCCGACTGGGCTCGTAATGCGGTCGCGAACAACCGTGCGGTTAACAAGGAATCGTCCTTCTCGATCCGCTCGACGGCTCGTTCACTGCTTTCGGGCTGGTCCCGCCGTATCGTTCGTGACGATATCGTCGATGCGCTGCTGTCGATCCCGACCGCTTCGGTGCAGGCCAACCGGCTCACGTCGCCGGGCAACCGCGTCAATGGCGTGAAATGGTCGGCTGCCACGACTGCCCAGAAGAATACCTGGGTGACTGCCAACGCTGACCGCGTCGTGTTCGGCTCCGTCATTGCGAACTACTCGACCACGTTCGCAACTGCGGTCGCCAACGTCGATTCGACAAACGACAAGATGACGGCGGCTGTTGGCTCGCTCATGAAGAACGTGGCGCAGCAGACCGGCGTTTCGTCCTCCAATCCCGGCGTCTACAACGGCCTGCCCAAGATCACGCCCTTCCAGCAGAAGGAAACGGATCAGGAATGGTATGTCTGCTTCCTCGGCTCGCGCGCAATGCGCGATCTGAAGGCCGACCCCACCATGTACCAGGCCAACCGCGACGCGCGCGAGCGTGAAGGCTCCGATCCGACGAAGAATAACCCGATCTTCACCGGTGGCGGTCTGATCTACGACGGTGTGATCTATCTGGAAATCCCGGAAATCACCCAGCGCCTGCTTCTGTCCGGCGTCGGTGCGGCGGGTATCGCCGTTGAGCCCGTGTTCCTGTGCGGACAGGGCGCTCTCGCCTACGCGCTCGGCCAGATGCCGCGCCCGACCCAGCTCGAGGATGGGGACTATGACTTCATCACCGGCATGGGCATCGAAGCCCAGTACGGTGTTGGCAAGGTTGCCAAGATCTCGATGGGTGACTCCAGCAACTCGCTCGTTGACTGGGGCATGGTCACCGGCTTCGTCTCCGGCGTCGCGAACGCCTAACCCCTGATCTGAAAGGAAAACCAAATGTCTTATCGTAAGGATTGGGGTCAGCCTCAGCCGGGCCCGACTGGAACGGCAAATCACAGCATGCATATCGGCCGCGTCGTCACATTGAATGCCACGGATCTGGTCACGGGAAACACGGTGGGCGCCTTTAAGGTGCCTGCCGGTTTTTGCGTCACCGGCATCATCGCGGTCCCGACCGACATGGACTCTGGTGCTGCTCTTACTCTCAGCGTCGGTGACGCTGCGAGCGGTACGCGTTACCTGAACGCTTCCACCATGGGCCAGGCTGCCACCACTGTCACGACGCTGGCGGCGACCGGGCTCCTGTTCCTCAACACCGTCGATACGGAAATCCTGGTGACCTGTACCTTGCAGGGCTCCTCGTCCGTGGCCGGCACTCTCGCCCTCTATCTTTCGGGCTTCATCGCTCAGTAAGGAGACATCAACATGCGCAAAGCAACTGCAACATATGTCGCGCCTCCGGGCGACAGCAAAGTGGTTGAGATGGGTGGTGTGACCTTCTTCGATGGTCAGGCTGTTGATCTCAATACCGACGACCATGCCCACCTGATCGACAAGCTGCCTGGCAACAAGCACTTCGACATTGAGGTTGGTGAGGAAGAGGACAAGCCGAAGCGTGGCCGTCCGAGCAATGCCGACAAGGCAGCCGAAGCCGCCAAGGAAAAGGCTGAAGCCGCTGAGAAGGCTGCGACCTGATGAGCAAAACTCGCGCCGATATCCAAAAGAAGGCCCTCGATATCCTCGTGGGCGGGGATGTCGGCGCGAGCATGTCCGATGAGGATGCGACTGCGCTCGACGGCTATATTGATAGTATGGTGGCCGAACTCCAGGCAGATGGTACGGTCTATATCGGCGATCCTGATACCCTCGACGACGCTCTGTTCATCCAGTTTTCCAAACTGGTTGCGAATGCAGCGGCTGAAGAGTTTGGGGGCAAGTCGGATGAAGCCGCGGCGAAGATCATGCGCAACAGGATCAAGACGATAACAGCGCAAAAGCCCGGTTATGGGTCGCAGCAGGTCGAGTGGTTTTGATGGCTAAGATCAAGAACGATCGCAAACTGACGCTTGCTCGCCTAAAGGAAGTCTTGCGATATGAGCCAGACACGGGCCTATTTTTCTGGCTAGTCACGATTTCGCCAAAGGCTGTTGCTGGTACACAGGCGGGTGCAATCAGAAAGCACGGCTATCGGGTAATCACGATCGATAAAGAACAACATAAGGCTAGCCGCCTTGCGTGGTTCTATACCTATGGTGAATTGCCGGACCATCTTATCGATCATGAAAATTTGGATAGAGCGGACGATCGGATAGTTAATCTCAGGAAAGCAGATTTTGCGGAAAATATATGGAATACGGGGATAACAGCGGCGAACACCAGCGGATTTAAGGGAGTTGCTCGCTCAACTCATGGTGGATGGCAAGCCAGCATCTGCTGCCGCGGTAATAAGATCCACCTTGGATCATTCGCATCTGCTGTGGATGCAGCCGCAGCTTATGAGGATGCGGCGAATGAATTGCACGGCGAATTTGCGAGATTTGCGTAATGGTCGCAGTCTCGGTGCCTTTTCCGCTTTCCAGTGCACCAGGAGCAAATTCTCAGGAATCTGCCGGCCGCCTGATAAACTTGTATGCTGAACCGCTTGGTAAAGATATTGGAGTCAAGAAGGGTTTTTCTCCGCCCACCGTTGTTTGGCGAAAATGCCCAGGACTTCCTCAGTTCTGCACCTCGACGCAGACCGGATTTCGCGGCGGGTTGCTGGTCGGTAGTGCGCTATATACGGCATGGAGCGGAAAGGCAGCCACTTACACATCTGCCGGCGCTGAAACCGTCCTTACCGGAACACTTAACGGCACAGAGAAGGTATTCTGGGCTCGCAACAACAAGAGTCCGACGCCTGATGTGGTTTGCGTGGCTCCAGGAACTGGTGCGTTCTCGGTCTCATCGAGTGCGGTCATCTCGTTCGCTGATCCTGATATCGGCACGCCGAATAGTGTCGGGTTCATGGATGGCTATTTCATCTTCACCTATGGCGATGGCACAATCCAAGCATCAGGTTTGAATGATGTCACGATCGCCACGACGGACAAGACAAAAGAGCAGGCAAAGACGGGAGGCTTGACGCGAGGCCTGCCCTTCAATGGGCAATACTACGTCTGGGGGCCGAACTTCGGCGCTGTCTATTCCGATACGGCGCAACCGACAGGCTTCCCGTTCACGCGCTCCTACGTCATCCAGCGCGGCTTGCTGAGCCCTTATGCGGTCGCTGGGCATGAGGATGGGTTCGGCTCGGCTCTGATCTGGGTCGCTGATGACAACAGCGTCGTGCAGCACAATGGCACGCCGAACCCGCTGAAGAT